CCTTCAGTTCTAGCCTTTTCAGCAGCTATACGTCCTTCTAGTCCTGTCATTGCTGCTTCACCTCGTAAGGCTGCACCTTCACGTTGTCCTGTGCCTGCAATGTTAGCTAGAGTTAACGCAGGAGTCAATGTAGACAGTAGCTGTTGCTCAGGCTGATATGACAGTCCTAGTGCTGCACCTATGTTTCCTAACTCAGCGCCTCTTAGAGAAGCAGGTAATGCAGCAGCACCGGAGCCAAGACCAAATAGACCTTGTGCCATACCTAGTTGTTGCATTTGTTCTGCTCTAGCCTGATCCATAGCACCTAAGTTAGCAGACAGCATAGCTTCTTCTCTAGCCTTAGCTAACGCTAGTTGCTCAGGAGAGCCACCAAACTGTGCTGTACGTAGACCTGTGCGCCCTTGAGACGCTAGGCGCTGCTCTAGTGCAAGAGCCTGACGTTCTTCTTCAGGAGTCTGTGTAGCACGTATACGGCTGTAAATGTCAGCTTCTCTTCCTGCTGTGTCCCCTGTAGCTGCCTGTAGAAGGCCCGGTATGCCTCCAAAAGCAGCGGAAGTTAGCCCTGATACATCTGGTACTCCTACACCAAAAGAGTCCATAAGGCCGCTTGTGATGCCTCTAGCGCCTGTTTGAAACTGTTGACCATAAGGGCTTAGGGTTGTAGTAAAACCACCTTCAGGTGTAGTGCTTACGCCACCAAAGCCAGTAGAGACAGTAAAGGGTCTAAAGGCAGCATCTGCTTTAGCTCTCTCTCCTATGTTAAGTGCTTCGTCCTGTGCAGTCTTACCTAAAGAACTTAAATCATCAAAAAGATTATAACCTAAGCCTGCACCAAGAAGTGAGTCAGCAGCGCCCCCTGTAAAGAAGTTACCTAAAAGACCTCCAAGTCCTCCTAGGTCTTTTAGCTGATCTTGAGTTAAAGTTTCATCACTCATTTATATTCTCTCTATGTTAATACTGTTGTTATCACGGAGGCTGCACCTGTTACCACAACAGTAACAACAAGCCAAGCCAGACGCTCCCACTTCAACGCATGGGCAGAAGCTAGTTCTTTAAGCTGCCGAAGTTCAGCAGTAGCTTCACCCCAGCGTTCACCACATTCTTTCTCATGTTGAGCTATCTTCTCTAGTGCTTCCAGAGCCAAGTCAAGTGTTTGCGTCTGGTCTTGCTTCATCAGTCTTTAGCCTTACCTACGTTTAGTGCAATCATGTCTAGTATCTTGTATGCCTTAGCAACTAGAGCATCGTCTTTAGGTGTATCAGTTGCTGCTGCAATAGCTGACGCTAGAGCAACTAGAGCAGTAACAATGTTAAAAGCATCAATTATGTAAGGCATTACCAAGGTACTCCATCAGCAGTTGTAGGATTCTTTTGTAGCTCAATGTTAGCTGTCAGTGATTCTTCAATTGCATCTTTGTCTAACTGCTCCCACACCCATCTAAGAACTGTGTCCTCAACAAGTACACCATAAGCAATAAACCCATCAGCGGATGCGTCAGGTGTAAAGCCTACAGTGCCATAGGAAGATGCAGAGTAGTCTCCATCTACTTCAGATACTCTCCAGTGTGCAACAGTTACACCACCGTCAGCAGTGTTGCGCTCAAGTTGTACTATTGTCCATGTAGCCATTAGTTGTTCTCCAGTTGTGCAACTCTGTTGCGTAGTGATTGAATTTCTTTGACAAGCATGGGGACTAGCTTGCTGTAGTCCACGCCCATCATTTCTTCAGGATCTTCTGGTGCTGATACTGCTTCAGGTGCAACGGTTTGTAGCTCTTGTGCAACCATGCCGTAGTCTTGATGTGAGCCATCAACTTTCCAATCAAACTTGCGTACTTGGATAGCGTCTACTTTGCTTCCAGCGTCATCAGCGTCTGCAATGTTTGATTTAAGGCGTTGGTCTGATGAGGTGTTGTAGGCAGTTGCTGAAGACGTTGAAGTAATGCTTCCGCGAGCATTAGCGTCATAATAGAAAATTATCTGCGATCTTGAACCGCTAACGCCGTTTGCGTTTCTACAAATCAGCGGAGCCGTAGCCCCAGATCCTGCAAATAGGTGGGCGCTGTAGGGTGCGCTGTCACTATTTACCGTCAGACGTTCATTAAACGAAGTACCCGTGGTGCCAAGTAAAAGTTTGCCAGTGCTGTCGAGCAACATTTTCTGGGAATTGGATGGCTGGAAATAAATAGCTGAACCAGACTTGAGATAATTGCTTGTGCCATCTGTAGACAAAGCGTCCTGTGAGCCAAACTTTACTGCGCTTGATAGGTAGATGTCTTTGAAACGAGCAGCTGATTGGCCCAAATCAAGCGTATTGTCTCTGAGGTTATTCGTTGAAGGGTCGTATGGCATGATTGCGTCAAGACCAGCGGAAAAGTCTAGTCCCGTGTCGCCAGAGCCTATATTTAGGTCACCGCTTAGAGTACCAATACTACCGACCACGGTGCCGTCTTTGGTAAAGTTAAGCAACGAACCATCAGATGTTTTGCGGTAAAGCTCTAGTGGAGTATCGCCATCTCTCGTGAATACATTGTATCCATTAGCGCGTAACTCCTGCCCTACTACAGAGGAACCTGTGGAAGTCTTGCCCACCAGCAAGTTGCCTGACGCATCAATACGCATACGTTCTTCCGTGTCGGTAACGAAAGCAATCTTGCCGCCCCAAGAAGAATTACGGCCTGAGTCAATAGTCATTACTCCGGTGTTCCCGACATGCGTAATCTTACTATCCACAGTGCCACTGCTTGTAAACTGCATTGTGGCTGTGTTTGAAGTTGTAGTGCTATTAATTTCAAAAACGGGTGCAGCGGCTTCCACTTCCAAACCAGCAGCCGTTACTGTGCCGGTAAACGTAGGACTAGCAAGAGGAGCTTTAGTATTCAACTGTGTCTGTACATTAGATGTAACACCATCGACGTAGTTTAGTTCTGCTGTAGTGGCTGTAACTCCGTCTAAAATATTTAGTTCAGCAGCAGTACTGGTTACTGTAACTCCATTAAGGGACAGTGCATCAGTTTCCAGAGTACCATCAACATCAACATTACCTGAGATGTCTAGTGTCTGAACAGTAGTTGTACCAGTTAACGCAGCGTTATTAGCGTTTGCTTTAGTTGCAACAGCAGTTTGAATGTTGTTAAACTCTGTGTCAATCTCAGAACCTTTAACAATCTTGCCAGAGTTACCGGAAGGTAAACTGTCTTTTGCTGCAAAGTTAGTTGTCTTTGTGTAATCACTCATTATACAAGTCTACCTATAATAGCTTCAGTATTTAATTCCTGCAACGAAAGAGCGCCACCGTCTATGGTCGCCTCTACTCCAATCGTTGCTACTTTTCCTGATCCTGTTGCTTTTACTTTAGCAACGTCAATAACAATAGAAGCACTGTACTCTGATGTGCTTACGTTGTACTCAGATATTCCGTACTCTGCAATCAAACTGGTGGCAACAGTAAACGATTGTTTAGTGTACGCTTCTGTATAGTCGTAACCCCAGTTTCCTACTACAACCGCGCCAGAGCCACCTATAACAGTAAAGGAAATCTCTTTAAGCATCTTCAGCCTAGAAGGATCACCAAATGCTAAAGGGTTAGTAAAATATCTAAAGGAATAACTATTGCCGTTATCTGTGTAACCGTCGTATTTATTTATACCGTCTGCATTACCTAAGTATAAGAACCCATCTGAAGTCCTAGCACCACAAAGAATCTTATTGCCTTCCCATGTTGTAGCTCTGTGGCTACCATCCTCTAAGGCACCTCTAGTATCAAAAGCATAAACCTCAAAACTTGTAGGTAAAAACAGTAGATACAGAGATTCTTCTGGGCTGTATACGCTTTTAATGTTCAGTCCTTCAGAGTTAACTGAAATCATCATAGTGTCTTTTACATTCTTAGACACATTGCCAATAGGGTTTGACTTCTCTTGTATAACTCTGCCTAAGCTACGTACACCTGTGTCGGACAAGAAAAATAAATCTGTACCTATAGACTGAACACTGTCTCTTTCTGTACACCCTATGTTTGTAATTACATCCTGCAAAACCATAGAGGACGGAGTGTCAGCACCAGAGTACAAAAGAATGTTACGCTTACCAAAGATAACTAAAAGATTGTTAAACTCTGCTAAGGCTACAATCTCATCATGTCCTGTAGGCCATACAGTTGTAACATCTAGGGAACCTGAAGAACCTCCTGTCCACGAATGACCAGCTAATAAGTCAGACCAGTACAGAGTGTGTTTGTTACCCGGAGCATCTGCTGCCCATACACGACCAAAAGCTGCTAGAGCTTCATTAGCTTGAGGCGCTGATCCTGTAGCATGGCTGTGATCACTAGCTGCCTCCAGTACGCCAGAGCCTCCTTCATCAGTATAGATTAAATACTCAAATCCTCTTTGCCAAAAGAAAGCATGGTTGTTGAAGTTTATAATCTTCCAGTTGTTAGCTGTAACGGAATAACCAGAAGGAGTAATATCAGTTAACGATGTAGTCCCTGTAAATATCTTATTGTTGCCAGCGGAGAATACTACTTTATCACCGCTTTGATCTACGTACTCAAAGATAGTCTCAATGCCAAGGCTAGACCCTAGTGGCGTAGTGCTGCTTGTAAGCGTGTTTAAGCCTTTTCTAGATGCAATACGACCATATTTATCAATAACAGCATTCTCTGCTACAGACGCAAAAGAAGGCTCCTGAGTAACAGGAGAGTCTGCTGTATTGAGTCCCTTAAAACCGGGGGCAGAAATATATATGTTTTGTCTTTCTTGAGCCATTATGGAACCGTGTAAATAAATTCTTCAGGGTTCTTGTAAGCATCCAATGCAATAGCATCAGACAAGTGTTTGTCAGCAATCAAGAAGTAATCCTGTGCTGTAGTTCCGCCGGTTTCACCACGTTCTCTAGCCAATAAAGCAATAGCAGCATGAACGATTGCATTCTTAGGTAAAACTGTAGTATCAGAAGATACCGAAAGTTCAGCCTCTCTTGCAATCAAATCAAAACGTAAAGAATAAACTCCATCAGGCTTAGGGTACACACGTACCTTAGTATCATCACTACTGTCTACTCCACTAAACGTGTAGGAGTCAGGAGTACCTGTGACTTCACCAGAGATGTAATAAGCATTGTTAAACCAGTTAGGTGACTCATAGCGCATAAAGAAATTAGATGTGTCGTTAATGACACTATATACTTTAACACGTTCTCCGGCGTTTGTCAAGCTATATTCTGTAGTATCCGCTACAGTAGGAACTACAATAGTTGTACGTAAAGTAGACCAATCATGAGAATCTTCTACAGATCGTTTTGCGTCATTTACAAAATCACCTACCATCCTAGCATATGTGTTTTGTGTTACATCAGTTACTTCTTCTTCCCGTAGCCTACGTAGTACCTCGTTGACTATATTCAAATATGTGGTACTCATCTGATTCCTCTAAATAAACTTTGTATTGCAGGAGCTTGGTAGGGCGCAAACATTTGAGTTGGCTCTAAAATCTGAGGACGCTGGAAACCGTAAAGATAGTCTGAGAACATAGATGTTGTAATGCCTCCTGCTCCACCAATACCTAATCCTCCTCCTGCGCCTGAGCCGCTACCAGAGCCGTCACCACTGCCATCTCCAGAGCCATCTCCTGTGCCTGTACCTGTACCAGTGCCAGAGCCAGAGCCATCTCCGGTACCGTCTCCAGCACCACCAGTTCCTCCAGCAGAAGTAGTGCTTCCACCGGCAGCGCCTCCTCCTACATCAGTGCCTCCAGAAGTGGTTGCTGTACCTGAACCACTAGCACCTTCATTATCTTCAATTCCTTGCGATCCAGAAGCTGTAGATGTCCCTGAAGCACTAGAGGAAATAAACACATCACTTTCGTCCTGTGTTGTGTCTGTAGATATGTCGGCAAGTATAGAACCTGCTGTGCTTGCGGAAGTAGATGCTCCTCCTGCTGCTCCTGTAGCTGCTGTAGATCCTCCCCCTCCAGTTGTTGATACATCTACAGTCATAGGATCTACAGAAGAATCTACAGTGCTGGAAGATGTACCGGGAACTTCTAAAGTAGTTTCAGGAGTGCTTGATGCGCCTCCACCTCCACCACCGCCGCCATCTGCATTAGTAGTAGTTGTAGAATTATTCTGTAAAAACTCCTCTAAATCTACTTCAGTAGTTGTTGTAGCTCCGGGGAACTGTTGAGTAGTTAACTCCATAGTTGCCCCTGTTTCAGGATTAGTGTACTCTAGTCTACCTCCTGAATTAAGAACTACATCATCTATAGGTATAGGCGTACCGTCAACTATTAAATTTCCACTTGCTATATCAATTCTTTCTATATTACCAACAGTACGTAAAGTTTCAGGAGTAGTGGTTAGAGGAGCAACGCCTGAAGTGGACAGCATTCCTGTAAACTCTCCTGCTTCCGGCTTAGACCACCCTAAGTTTTCTAAAAATCTTTTCTGAGTAGTTGTAGCTAATCCTAAGTCAGCTAGTATAGGATTACCTCTAGCAGCTAAATAAGCGCCAACACTAAAGTCAGAACTGTTAAAACGATCTAAACCTACATCGTCAATTATTTTTCCGTATTCTTCAGCGAGCTTATCTAACTGGTTTTCTGTAAATTTAAGGCTTTTAGTATCTCTAGCGTCGTTTATACCTACTTCACTAGATAGTTTAGCTGTTATAGCGGCTGAGTTTGCAGTTTTTGCAAGTAGATCAGAAAGTCCCGGTAAGCTACTTGCTGCTCTTTGACCTTGCACAACTACTTCATTTATAACACCATCAGCAAGTCTGTAAGTTCCATCAGCGGTTTGCTGTATAGTAGAAGCAACTGTGGGATTAGTAGAGACAAGCTGGTCATTTACAATGTCCATAGACTCTTGTAAAGCAATAGCTTGAGCCTCTCCAGTAAGACCTGTAGAAGTTAAGCCTCTTCCTGTATTATAGTCTACAGCGGAAGACAATAAATTAGCAGCTATAGATAAAGGATCTTCAGCGGCTGCTGCGGATGCTGCTCTAATAACTGCGGATGATTTATAATACTTAGCTGCTTCCGCTGCTTTACCTGCATCTGCTAGACTAGCACCATAAGAATTCATACCAGAAGCTGTCGCTGCTAGTACATCTACAAGATCAATAGACTGACCGTTAATAGCTTTTGTTGCTGTAAGAGCTAAAGTACCGAAGGGTACAAAAGAAGCTGCCAGATTAACAATAGGATTGCTGAGTGCTTTAGTTAAGGGACTACCGCCGTCATGTTCTAATACTTGGTTGTAGTATCCTGCTCCTTGCCCACCAATACCTGTTTCTACGTTACGAGGTTCATTTAGTGTTTTTTGCTTAAATCTATCTTGTTGTAGAACTGAAAGATATTCTGCTTTTTCCTCTTTAGACATATAGTCAATAAGATTGACACCAGCAGGAGTGCTTAAATAAACTTTTTGACCTGACTCACTTACTTTATAAAGAGGTATTGTGCCAGACTCTAACTTTTTCTTAAATGCAGCAGCATTAGGTTCTTGTACAATCTCTTTATAAGCTAAGTCTCTAGTAGAACCTCCCATAGCTCTACCTCTACCGGGATCTACTTCATTGTACAGTTGTAGAGAACGTTCAGCTACTTCTTCCTCAGACTCTCTAGCTAACTCATTAGCTGCTTCTCTCCAATCAGTAAATTCAGACTGTACGCCGAAAGGAGTAGCATTACCTGCTTGCAGATTTGCAAGTATATCAGCATTAACACCTATGTCTGTTAAGTTAATGGTCATCAGCTACTTATTTCCTTGTCTTCTCAAATGAACGCATTGCACCCAAGCCTAACATACCCATAAGGACAGGCATCATAGTTTCTAGCGGTACTAAGGGTATAACAATATCTATACCTGCTAGAGCCAATACAAAGTTAGAAAACGGAATTGTGATAAAGTTACCGAACATGCCTAATCCACATGTCCAGCCAATGAAGGGTCGCCATCCAGAAACAAATAAACTAGAGTGTCCTGCCTCTACTTTGTTTACTTCTAGCTGACCTTTAGCTAACTCTTGAGCATGACGCTCAGACATGGTAGCAATCTCATGAGCCAAAGCATTCTTCTGGTCTTTGTCCTCAATAAACTTATCAAGTAGCCCTGTTACTGGGCCGACCAAACTAGCTACTATGCTCATACTTAGCTACCTCAATAAAACTAGGGGCCACCGTAGCAGCCCCCAGCTAAATGATTGTTACTTAGGAACAACCAAGGTCAAACCTGACTCAGGACGAAGTACGTTTACACCGTACAAAGTATCTGAAGTAAACAGGTTAGCCAAGAACTCTTGCTTGTACTGAGTCTGTGAGCGAACTCCCAGTTGTTCAGCCATTACAATTGCATCCTTCTGGAACAACAGAGCGCCCAGAGAGTCTACAGAGGAAGCAGAGTTAGCAGAAGCAGTTTCAACAACAGGGCAGTTGGTGCTAACATATACGTCAATGCCGTACAGTTGACCAATCTGACCGCCGGGAACCTGACCGTTGTTTACAAAGTCAGAGCTAACGTAACGATCAATACCCATGATGGTGTTACGTACTGAAGGAGGAATGACAAAGCAGCGGTTCTCCATAGGAACATCAGCATCGTCTAGCTTCTGGATCAGACCACGGAATGCAGCATCAGTGAATACGTCAGCAGGAACAACCGTGTCAGCCGTGTAGGTAGACAAACCGTTGGAAGCGTCTGCGAAGAACGTACCGCCGTTGTTTAGGTAAGTCGTAGAAGACGTACCGGAAGCACCAAGGCCAGTAGCCAAGCTGTGCAGGTCAGTGTCAACTTGCTTCGCCAAAGCGTAGCCAGCATCTTCCGTGTAGAACTGACGCAGTGAGCTAAGAGCCTGTACGTCCGTAATGTCTTCAATCAAACGTGAGTATTCAAAGTGCTTGTCAATAGAGATCTGCACTTCACCTTCCGTAGCGTTCTGAACCGTTACAGCAGTGTTCTCAGCTTTAGCGTGAGCGTCACCACGGACAGGCTTAGGCACATGGATGGTATCACCCTTCTTGCCAGCCATAGACATCTTCTTGACAAGGTTTGCCAATACGAGGTTCTTCTGGTAGGCTGCAACAATCTCGTCACTCCAGATTTCTGGAATAAAAGTAGCTGCGCTAGTGTTGTCAACGAACCCGCCAGTTGCGGGATATGTGGAATCAGTCATAATAAATATCTCCTAAGATATACTATCTGACCCGTTTCTCTGCATATGCCTTCATGATCTCTGGTTGTAGAGCAGCATAGCGATCAGGGTCGTTTCTCATAAGGTTAATAATGT